GCCGACGACCGAATCAGCGGTTTTTTCGACGATGAACTCGCGCTGCAGCTCCGTGTCGCTGTAGACCTGCGACGCCTGTTCGATGAGCCGTATTTGCTCCTCGTACTCGCGGGCGCGCAGCTTGGCGCGGTCGTAGCCCTCCTCGATGCGGTCGAGCGCCTGGCTCGCTTCGATCGCGGTGCGGGTCGCTTCGGCGGTCTCCTGCTGATGCAGCCGCGCGAGCACGGATCGGTAGTTCTCTGTCGCGAGTCCCAGTTGCTCGCGCGCAGCGATCATGTGCTCAATGGCAGTGATCGACTGGTCAAGCGCGCGCCTTTGCTTTTCCTCCTCGGTCAGAACCGAATCGAGGATTTCGACGAAGCGCCGCTGCTCGTCGATGATCTGCTGCATCTTGCGCCGAAACGCCTCGGCCCGCTCCTCCGCGTTCGTGAGCCAGTTCCAGACGCCCCGCAGCGCGCCGATCAGCTTCTCGCCGACGGCCAAGATGGCGAGAAGACCGCCGGCTTTTCCGATGAGCTTGACCGTCTTTTCAATGTCCTTGACGCTGCCGAGCACCTCGCCGAACTGACCGCCGAGGCCCTCGACCTTTTCTCCGGCCTCGACGATCGCATCGTCGAGCGGATCAATGCCTTTGACGACGTCGTCGGCGCCCTTGATCCAGTCGTTGAAGCCAGCGTTCGCCTTCTCGATCGACTTGCCGAGGTCGTTGTCCGGGAGCTCGATTTCGTCGAACCGCGCGATTACGTCGTCCGCGCGGTCGATCAGTTCGGTGAGCGCCGTCTCGATCGTGTCGGCGCCGCTGACGGCGGCCGACGGGTCGAGCGGTATGTTCAGCGGAAAATCAGCCACGGCGTCCTACTTCAGCGCTGCCTGGATCTCTGCGACGCGCCACGGAATGTACTCATCATCGAGCGCCGCGATGACGTCGTGCAGTAGCATGCGGTTGTCGGCATCGAGCCTCTGCGCGTGCCCGTACTCCTCGACAGCGCGCCACGGGATGCGACCGACGTGGAGCACGCCTTTGTCGCCCGCCGAGATGACGGACACCTCGCGCTCGCTGCCGAGGTCCTCGAACGCGCGCATGAACACGGCGAGCGCTGGCGAGACGTACGGTCGCTCGAGCCACCAGTCGGGAGGCCCGAGCCCACGTTCACGGCGCTGCTCGACCACCCAGCCATCGCGCCCCGCCCTCAGCTCCCAGGCGAGGCGCTCTCGGAGTTTCCCAGTACAGCCTCCTTGGCCGCCGGCTCCAGTTTCCGCTTGGGCGGGCCAAAGTTGCCGCGATTGCGCGCGTGGTTGCGCAGCATCTGGAAGTACGGGGCCGGCAGCTTGCTGATGAGCGAGCGTCCGAGCTCGGCGGTGAACGCGATCGCCGCGCCGGACGCGTCGAGCATATTGCGCCACCCGACGACGATGTGCTCGGGGTAGAGATCGCGATCGGCGGCGCGCTCGCGCTGGCTCTCCTCGAACATGGCGCGCGCCGCCTTGCGCATGCCGTCGTTCACTTCGCCGTTCGACTGCTTGACCGCGGCCGCCAGAGCGTCGCCGTAGTTCACCGATGTTGCCGCGATGAATGCGTTCCAGTACGCGGCGTGCTCCTCGCCGGCGTAGCGGAGCTGGATCTCGGGCGCGTCCGCATCGGGAAATCGGTGCGCGAGCAGACCCGGCAGCGGGCACCAAGACGTTCTCTCGGTCGTGATGTTCAGCTCCGCGATGTGCTCGAATGGGTCGTGCATCGGCGCCTCCTACGACGGGATGTGCGGGAACAGCGAGACCGACATCGAGTACTGGTTGACGCCCGTGGTCTGCTTGAATGACGCCGCCGTACTCTGGATGGTGACCGTCTCGTTGACCGGCAGCCCCACGCCGCCGCCCGACAGATCGATCGCGGGGAAGTCGAACATGATCGCGCCGTCGGAGTTGCGCAGGCCGAACTCGGCGCTCATCGTCCGATCCTCCTCGATGGCGGTGACGACGGCCTTGTCCTCGAACAGCCACGTGCCCTCGAAGTCCGGGTGGTGGTTGCCGTAGTTCATGTACTTGTGGCCAGTGACGCCCGGCGCCTGCGCGTCCTCTCCGGCCACGTTGTTGTTGATCTTGAGCGTGCCCTGCTTGAGGAACGAGAGTACGCCGGTCTCGTCGGCCTCGGTGATGCGTAGGCGCTTCCACATCGACCCCGAGGTCGTGAGGATCGACGACTTCGCCGGCGACAGCGCCGTCGAGGCCCCGGTCTTTCGCGAGGTCGTCGGGCTCTCCGTGTCGGTGCCGACGAACACGACGGACATCGTCACCTCGCCCTTGAGCGGGAAGTTGATCGTCAGCTCGCCGGCGTAGTTGCCCTTCGGATACATGTAGTGATCCGCCGGGCCCGGCAGCAGGTCGTCGAGCTTGACCTCGAACGTGTAGCTCCGCTCGATGAACTTCGCGTGATCGACATCGTACTGGCGCAGGAAGCGACCGTAGAAGATCTGGATCGTCTTGCCCGCGCCGTTGTCGAGCGCGAATGCCGCACCGCGCTTGGACAGCGTCAGCTTGTTCGCCGCGATCGCGTCGATACGGGCGTATGCGTTGTTCGCGGCCGTCGCGAAGAACGTGTTGGTCGCGGTGCCGCCGATCTTGATGAACTGCCCGACGGACAGGTTGAGCGTGGTGAAGTCGCGCAGCGTGGAGATCAGATCGCCATTCGCGTCGATCTCGAAATCGCCGCTCGCGCCTTGGATGCCGGCGACTTCGAGCATCACGTTTGCCGGCGGCGACGCCTCGGCGACGAGCGATGCGGTCGGCACCTTGATCGACGTCGGGGTCGAGCCGGCGGCAACCACGAACAGACCGTTGTTCTCGGCGTTCGCGAAGCCGCGCGTGAAGATGAGCTCGTTGGCGACGAGGTCGCCGTCGGCCGCAACGGTGAAGGAGTCGGCCGCGGTGCCGCCATCGACCGCGGCGGTCGGAGCGTAGACGCCGACGCCCTGCGTGCCCGGGTGTGCGTAGTCGGCGAACATGAATGCCGGCAGCAGCGACTCCAGGTGCGACAGCGTCGCCCCGGCCTCAAACCGGAAGCCCGATGTCCGGCCGACGACCGCTCCCTTGCGGCGTTGCCGGTCGGTCGAGATCGGGTCCCGCATGACCTTCTCGTTGACCTTGCCGAGCTCGCCGATCGAGTTGACCTCGACGATGTCCCAGCTCGTCCCGGCGGTCTCGAGCGCGCTCTCGACCGAGGAGCGGAAAGACGTCTTGTTGGTGCGCACCTGGGCCATGCTGATCTCCTCGGAGTCTGCCCCAGGGGTCCTGGGGGCGGAACTTTCCTATTTCGCCTCGTCGTAGCTGAACTCGATCTCGGCCATCGCGCCGATATAACTGCCGTCGTCGCGGAGCCGGCGGATCGTTCCGGTCTCGCAATGGACGTCGGAGAACGACTGCCGCTCGAAGATGTCTCGCGCCACCTTGGCCAGCGTGTTCGACAACGTTCTGCCGGAGCCCGACCGCTGGAAGCATTGGACCTGGATCAGTCCCGGCCGCTTGAGCTTGGCCTGCCCGAGCTCGCCCATCGACCGCGGCGTCGACGTCAGGTAGTGGATGATGACCATCGCATAGGCCGCTGCGTTACGGGGCTGCGGCTCGCCCTCGAGATGGAACGGCTCGGAGCGGGCGTGCGTGGTCTCCCACTCGGTTTTGAACCGTGCGTAGATGGCCTGCTCGGCCGCGATGATCTCGGTGCTCACCCGCCCCCGAACGTCGAGGCCAGCGCCTCGGGGCTGAGCTTGTTGATGTCCGCGATGGCGGCGTCGACCGAATCCTGGATGAAGTTCGCGGGCGCCTGCGTGGAGCTGCCGTCGTTGAGGTAGAGCACGTACTCGACCGGGTTGACCACGCTGGCGCCCAGGCGCGCGAGGTCTTCGGCCGACGCGGTCAGCAGCGACGCGATCGCGACCTGCTGCGCCGACTGCGCGGCGGCGACCTCGAGCGCGGTCACCGTTTCGGGCGTAAGCGCCGGCGGTGGCGGGTCCAGCCCGAGCGCCGGATACGTGTTCGCCTTTGCCCACCCGAGATCCACGGGCATGCGGTCGCTGATGTGCGCGACGGCCTGGATCGCCAGGCCCTTGATGACGTTCCCGCTGTAGGTGCGGATCTGCTTCATGATGCGCTCGAGATCGCTCTCCATCTGGGTGCGCACCCGCGCGCGGCGCGATGACCCTGACTCCGGCATCAGCGCTCCCCGTCCAGTGGCTCGAGCCCGGCCGCTGCGCGCGGGGCGATCTCGCGCAGAATCATTCGCTGCTCGACGCGCATCTCGCGAATGTCGCCGCGCAAGTCGCTGAGGTCCTCGCGGATCTCCTTGACGTCGGCATCGTGGTGCTTGCGGAGCTCTGCTCGATCCCGAGCGGCTGCCCCTTCGAGCCGGTCAAGTTCGTTCGCCAATTCCGCCCGGTCAGCCTTCCGCTCGGTGAGCTGTCCTGTCCCGTAGACGACACCGCCGGCCGCCATGATCAGGCCGACCAAGATACCAACGCCCCACATCGCGGTCTTTTTTGAGACATGCCAGCGGCCGGATTCTCGCGGCGGGCGGCGCGGCGTCGCGACCCGCTCCGTCACATCGACAAGCGGGATGCGCGGATTCGTGCCGTTGTCCCGCATGCCTGACGAGCTCATGCGATGACCTCGGTAATCTGGAATGCGAAGTAGCCGTTCGTCGGCCAGGTCTGCTGCTTCCCCGCCGGACCGGTGCCGCGCCATTCGGCCTCATAGGTGCCCGCGACATCGGTGTCCCCTGCGCCCCATGCGTAGCTAACGACACCATTCGGCGCGTCGGAGATCGTCGCCGTCTTCGTGGTCACAGCGCCGCCGGGAAGGCGATAGCGCAACTGCATGGCTGTGTATCCGGTCAAGTTCGCGGGCGTGCCGGTGTGATCCTTCAGCGTCGCCGTGAGCGCCGGAAGAAGATCGCCTCGTTTGATGATGTAGTCAGCCGACATCAGAGGTTCTCGATCGTGCCAGCGTAGTCGTCGACATCGGTGTCTCCAGTATACGTGACCGTGCCTTCGGAGCGGCCCGCGGACATGCTCGCGCCGGCGTGCGGCTCAGTCGATGCCAGGCCAGCGGCGCTGCTCGCTACATCGCCCTCGTAAACCCCCCGCGCGATGCCATGGTAAGCAGCGTCCGCGGCGCCTCGGTATGCGACGGGTCTCGCGCGCGCAGCGTGCATCGCCACCACTACCGCCTCGTAGCGCGCGGCAACACGGGCTCGATACGGGGCGAGCTCGACGAATCCGTGATGGATGCGCGAGATGTCGAACCCGACGCAGACCAGCCCTCGTGTGGCGATCGCGGTCGCGAGCTGCGGGCAGCCGTACCCGCGCGTCGCTATCGCCTGCGCCATCATGCGCCGACCTGCCGCATGCTATCCAGCGCGCCTGGCACCGCCGCCACTGCTGTCAGATCGCTGCGTGCGATCTCTCCGTCGTCATCATCGGCAGCGCCCAGCGTCGCCGCTGCTGCATCCGCGGCCGTTGCAAAGATCCGCACACGGCCAGTCAGCAGCATGCCCGCCGCGTCCTTGATGATCGCCGTCTGCCCGGGCCCGCCGTCGATGACGTAGCGATCGAACTGGCCGCGGACGACGGCGAGCTCGGCGTTGAGCGAGTCGATGTCCGCCTGCGACACGTTGATCATGTTTGACTTCACATCGCTCAGCGTCGGTGGACCCGATGCGTCCAGCTCGATGACTGACATATAGTCCCCGGCGCCGTTCGTGGCCAGAAACGCGCTCGGGATGTCGTAATAGTACGCTCCTGGTTTCTCGCTGGATTCGCTGACGGCGGACATCGTGCTGGCGTCGTCACCGGCGGCGATCACCGTGACGACGAAATCGTCCGCGCCCAGCCCCGTGTATAACGCCCCCTGCACGGTCTGAACGGTGAACCAGACCCGTATCCCGTCGGCAATCCGTGCGGTAAGAGCGCTCACCGGATCCCCGCCCGCGCCATCACCGGCAGCGATATTGCCAGCGACGAGCGTTCCACTTGGATGGTGACAGTGCGCCCGGGGCGGTTGAGCCACAGCGGCGATGAACTGGTGCGCGCGAAGATGTTGCCGATGAGCCGGAGCTCGTGGTCGTCGTCGTAGGGCCGCAATCGCCACCCGTCGCCATTGCGCAGGAACACGTAGCCTCCGACGTTTTCTGTCGCCGAGATCGCGTCCCCTCCCGTCGGCTCGAAGGGAAACATCAGCCGCTGCAGTGCGGCGCTCTGGAGCCAATCCTGTTTCAGGTCGCTGTAGATATCCTCGACCACGCGGATGCTAGCGAACCCGCCCGTCGGCGCTTCCGTCAGGTCGATGATCCGGGTATCGGGATCGGCCGTGACCTTGGCGCCCATGTCACTCGTGCTCTCCTAGCACAGGGGCGATCTGCATGAGCTTGGTGCTCCACTCGTGCCACACGCTCCGGTGCCGGACGTACACCAGCAGATCCTCATCCACATCCCAGACCTTCGCGAAGGACGCGTACCCACCGAGGTCTCCGACCCACCGATCCCGTGTTCCCTGCACAGGGCCCCGCTCGCCTTTGGCGTTGATCTGGTACCTGGGCCGCTCCCCCAGCCAGAACGCCACGAACCCGGGTGGTAGCTCCGGGACAGCATCGGGCGGCTCTCCCTTCCCGATCTGATTCTGGACCGCGAACAGCAGGTAACGCACCTGGCGGTGCCGTCGCCGCACCTCCAGGGACTCGCGCGTCCGCCCCTG